TGCAGCACCTGCAGCAACAGCACCCCTAATAGGTGAAGACGGGTCAGGAACTGGAACGAATTGAGACGCATAGGCTTGTGTTGCACTTTGGTATGTTGCCATCGTTGCACTTGCTATTTGAGCACCTTTATTTATTCTAAATGCATTACGTGCTGCCCTTTCAGATTTTTTACCAAATAATTCTGTTAAAGTTTGAATAGTTGAAAGTCCTGATTGAGCCATTTCAATAGCAAAATCTCTATTTCGCTTTTTTCTTGCAGCGTCTTCTGCTTCTTGAGCAGCAATTTTATCTAAATAGTCTTTATTAGATTGAACTCGTATTTCATTTTGTTGTCTTTGGAATTCAGTTTCACTTTGCTCTTGTAACATTCTTTGATTAGAAGCGTCCAAAACTGATTTGGTTCTTAACCTATCTTCGTTTAAATATTTCTCTTGATGTTCTTTTTGTTTGCGTTCTTCTTCGCTTAATGCGTCTTCTTGATTCTTTATAGAGTCTTCAACGGCTTGTTTATCTATTGCTTGAACTTGTAATTGGAAACCTGCCTTTTGGTTTTCTAAGTCTTTTAGTTGTTTTTCAAGTTCCTTTCGTGTTTTTTCACCTTCCGCTTGTACCTCTGGAACATTAAATATAGAACCTGCAATAAAACCGCTGAACTTATTTTGCATATCCTCCATAGTTTTACCCATATCGAATGCAATGACTTTTCCAAAACCTAAGGCTTCAGAAACTTTATTTGCTCCTGCAATAGCCATATCAATAGGCATCAACATTAACTTAGGTAAGAATAACGCCGTGTCTAAAATAAAATCAACTATTTGCTTAGTTAGGTTATAATTTTTTATAGCTGCTTCTTCTTCGGCTTTACTCGTTAGAATAACATTCTTTAATTCGACTTTTCCTAATTCAATTGCCGTGTTTACTTTGGCTATTTTTAAATTTAGAATTTCACGTTCGCTTTTCCCCTGTAACTTTAAAATGTTATCTTGAGCATCTAATGTTTCTAATTCAGCTTTAGATGTTTCGAAATTAGCTTTAGACGCTTCATTTAATTTTTGTTGCTCCTCTGTTACACCACTAACGGCAGCTTTTATGTCATCCCAATACGCAACAACAGTTCCTAAAGCAACAACAAAAAGACCTATTCCTGTAGCTGCTAAAGCACCTCTAATTCCTTTTAATGCATTTACGGCTACCGTTCCTAATTGTTTAAAAGCACGTCCTGCATCTTCTAAGCCTTCTAAACCTTGTGCTAAAGCCATTGCACTTTGAACACGAAGCATAGTTTCTTGTAGTTTTTCAGATTCTACTCCTACTAAACCCATTGCACCTTCTACGGCACTAAAACCACTTGCAACAGAACTAACAGCTTTACCTACGGCATTAAACGCACCCTCGCCTTTGAATGCTGCGATAGCATCGTTTGTATCTTCGATTTGGTCTTTTAAACTTGCTGCTCTTTTAGCTGCTTCTGCTGCTTGTTGAGATGTTTCACCATACGCTTGTGCAACACGTTGTAATTCAACAACGGCTTCTTTGTATTGTTGTTTAAGTGTTTTGCTATTATCTTGAATTTCTAATTCAATTACTCTTTTTTCTGCCATTGCGTTTTACTTTTAATTCTCTAAATGATTGTTTCCAAATGTCTTTAACCGAGTCTTTTAATTCGTGTTTACCTTTGGCTATTTCTATATTCTCGCTATATCCTACGTGGTCAGCAAGTTTTAACATATCTATTATCTGCTTTATCATTGTTGTAATATTATTTGTTGATAGACTTGTGTTCCGTTTGTAAATGTGTACGTAATTACTAATGTAATAACTTGAGTAGTTGAATTTTCAGTTATTAAGTTTTGAAATTCTTCTGTAATTAAAAAGTCTGAGTTTTCAGCTAATAAAAAGGATGTTGTATTTGCATTTGCAGGTACACAAACCTCAACCGCTTGACTGCTTGTAATTGTACTCGGTGTAATTGTAACTCCCGAATACGAAGTAGTAATTGTAGCACTTATTGCTCCATTTATAAAAGGTATTTTAACATCAATACATTGAGCATCACTTGTAATAGTTATAGGCTTACCTCCGTCCATTGGTCTAAAATCTAAATACAAGCTAAAGTTTACTTCGCCTGTTGTTAAGTTAGATTTCATTTCGTTAATAATATAACGCTTGTCCCTTATTATTACTCTATCGTTTAATCTTAGGTTTGTTAAAAGTGAAATAGGAAGGTTCGTCTTTACGTATGTTAATCTATTCTTTAGATTATAAAGATTCATTAAGTACGGAAAATAATATTCAGCATATAAACCATTTTGAATAGTCTCTAAGTGAATAATGGAATTTTCCGCTCCAAAGTTTAAACTATATTTCGTGTTTTGGTAAGTTAAATCTTGACCGAATAAAGCATAACTTGAAATATTGTCGTGGCTTGAGCCATTAAAAAATTTAATATTATGCGAAAGCGTACCACTTGAACCATACAAATAAAGTAGGATTGGTTTTGGCGTATATGCTTGATAGTTTTCGTTTAAACAATACCCAAAGATTGCATATTGTGACGGCGTGTTTGTTTTTTCTGCTCTTGTAAATAACAAGTTTTCAAAAGGAACTTCTATTGCGTATTCACTACCATCATAAGCAAATTGATACTCCGTGTTTCCGTATTCTGTATTGGCTAATTTAAAGAACTGTCTATTAACAAAACTTTCAGACTGCTGATATTTAAAAGCTATTTTTTTATACAACTTAATACGCTCCACATCTATTGAATCAATGTCCGTGTATTCGGTTATATCAACTATCGCTCCTTCTTGATACCAATCGTCTAAAGGTAAAATCTCGAATACGTCTTTATCTACGCCTACGCAAGTTGCATTAAACTCTTTTAAAACACCACTAAAGAAATCTGAAACTTTAATATCAGGTAAAGTATTATTTAAACTTACGTTTCCTGTTAATACGGTTGGCACGGTGCTTACTTGAGCATAATTAGTTAAACCATTTACCCCTTGTATTTGATACGTTATTAATAACTCAACGGTCATATTATCCGTAGCCTTTAACTTAAATGTTAATGTAGTATCTAATCCTGCTGTATTTATTATTTGAATAAATCCTATAACTCCATTGCTATCGCCAGTAAATGTTTGATAGTAATTACCATCTTGATATGCTTCTATGTAAAAAGTTCCTGCAACTGAAACGCTTAAAACATCAAAAGTTATTACGTGTGCAACTACTCCAACTGCTTCAATAATATTTATCTTGTCTTCATAAATATCTATGTAAGCTAAATCGCCTGGATTAGGAATATTTGGGTCTTCAATTACCGTTGTAGTAACTTGGTCTAAAAGAATATCCGATATTTCTGTAAAGTATTGATATTCTATTGCGTTTTTACCATACAAGAAAACATTTGTAAATCTCGGGTCTGTTAAAAATGTACCCGTAAATGTTATTCCATATTGGGCTTCAATTGCTTCAAATAACTTACTTACTTTAACTGCAGGAAACAACTCCTCAAAACTTATTGCGTGTGACGTGTTTGTTACGTCTTCACCTGCGTGTTGATACGTCCAAAGCCTATTACTTGCTATTAAAGGGTAACGAACATCGTAATCAGTTGCTAAATCCGTTATTCTATTATAAATATTAGCTGCAGTAAATTGAAACTCTAAAGATGTTAAATTTAATAAGTTTAATTTGTCTTCTCCAAAAGCATCTTTTAAGGTTCTTATTTCTCCGTAAAAAGTTAACTGATAGTTTTCAGGTAGTCCGTCTTTTATATTCGCCTTTTCAATCTGTATTTTACCACGTCTAAATGTCGTTAAATCAATTTCAATGATAGCAGAACGTCTTATATTATGGTCAATAGTAGAATCTACATCCGACTGATAGAAGTGCTGAAATATCGCATTATTTACTGTCGAAGCAGGAACGGTAAACGATTGAGAAAAGTCGGTAAATACTTTTGAAATGTCTGAAATATTCTGAACGCTTGACGTAATTTGTATTTGCTCATCGTTAAATAATTCAATTCTATTACCTTCAATATATACTTGAACTTGTCTCATATTACATTGTTTATTCCATTAAATGCAAACTCAAACTCTAATTGGTAGTTAATTGTTTTCGTGTTTATGGATTTAAATAATTCAGTTGATTTTGTATTCAGTTTTACAGGTAAGCTATTTATTAAAATCCTTTCACTTGCCATAAGTTGTTTAAGTAAATCTTTGTAATCTTCATCAACCCAATCCGTGTTTACTTTGATTGTTTTTTTAACAGTTGTATTAAATACTTTTCTTTGACCTTCTAAAGTGCTATAATTAGTTATTGAAGATTGCATTAAATTGTATTCCGAGTTTTCAAAAGCGTAAGTATCATTTGACGCTGCATAAAACCACGTTCTTTGCCACGCTCCATATTTATTTACAAAGTCACATAAAACCGCATCGTATTTACAATTCTGTTTAGGAACAAGATAAGCAGTCCATATTGTAATGTTTGAATCGTCTAATATTTCTAATTTGTTGCCATCAGCGTAATAATTTGCGTAAACTCTTGGAACGTTTGTAAATCTATTGTTTGTTAGGTTTTGAGTAAACGTTGCTCCCGTGTTTAAATTAGTGTATTTAGCTTTATATCCAGTTGTTGCGTAAACGGTAACATATCCTGCTCTTCTGCTTAATGTTGTACTCGGGTTTTCTCCGTCGTAATAATAATTGAACGTTCCTTGTTCGTGTAAAATATCATAAAATAAATTAGGGTTAGTTCCCTCTTCATAATATCCAAAACCATCGTATGCTTTTACAGTTGTTGTATTTAGCAAAGTATAAACACCTCCGTCTAATTTGTATCTTTTATAAATTACATTGCACCATTGCTCGTTTGTAGCTGCAGGATAAGTATTGTATATTTCAAATCTTGTATCAAATGATATGAATTCACGGATGTAAGGGCTAATATTATAATACGTGTTTACGTTGTTTGCAGCAGGTATTAATTTAGACAAAGTATATGACGGGTTTGCAGGTGCTGCTCCCGTGCCATTCCATAAAAACAATTCTACTTTAGAACCCTCTTGTCCTGTTTCTGAAATTTCTACTATAAAGGGTGAACGTGCGAAAATACTCATTTCTTAAATGTTTGATTCATAATGTCATTAAATAAAGTCTCTACGTCTAATCCGTAGCTTTCAATCATTTCATCAGGCAAGTTTTTAAATGCTGCTTCAAATGGTTTTGTAAAAAATAAACTCGGTTTTATTCCCTTCTCAAATATAGAACGAGCAATAGCGAAGTTTAATCCTTTTCGTGTTTGAAATTGACCGCCTGATTTTCTTGGTGCAATACCTTTACGAATAGTCCATTTATCAAAAGCACTCGGTGGTGGCATCTTATTCGTGTATTTAAATGGCGTATCATATTTCTTTTTAGTTCCTGAAACACCTTTATCTTGATAAAATCCGTACTCCTCCATATCAAAGTAAATACCTATTGAATTTGGAAAAGCCTTTGATTCACCTTTAATTGAATTGTAAAGTTTCTTAGATACGTTTTTACCGTAGGTTGTTAAGTTTCTTTTGGCTTGACTAACTACGTGCTGAATAAATCGTTTTAATGTTTCTTCTCGATTATTCATTACATATCGTCATTTCGTTGCCTATCAAATAATCAAACGTCATTGTCCAACCTGCTAAATTATTTTCGAACCGTTCTATAAAAGGCTCACAAGTTGGGTTACCATCTATAATTCCTAAGTTTAAAAAGTAATCGCCACGAATCAATTTGTCGTAAACACGGTTTAACATTGTTATCTGAGTATTCAATACATCTTGTTCATTGTCGTTGCCTATAAATATATCCGTTGTTTCGTCTTTTGATATATCCACAACGTCCATAGCAATTATAGAAATATTATAACGAATAACATTATTTTCAAACGTTGCATTGTTTACCATAATATGAGCCAAAGGAAACAAAGTCTGTTTAGATAAATCAACTTGAAAAATATCACCTTCCGTAACCGTTGTAACTAAATCAGTTGCTTCTAATTCAGATTTTAAAATGTTTAATATTCCGTAATAACTCATATCTATTTTTTTATTTGTCTATTTAATTCACGTTGCTCAATTTCTGTTTTTTGCTTTTCGAAAGTAAGGTAGGTAAGTGCTGTTGTAAGTGGAAGTCTGGTAACTTCATTAAACTTTGTGATGTCTCCCTTAGCTGCTGCATATATGCTTTGATACCAACCCCATTGCTTTGTAAATTGAGTTCTTTCGCTAAAGTCTGAGACATTTCCTTGCTCTTCATTATCTCCGTCTCCAAATAATGTATCGTAGCCTTTAATAACTCGTTCTCTAAATTGTAAAAAAAAACCTTTGCAGAAAGTGCTATATCTAAAGGAGCGTATTCCATAATTTCGGAATAGTTTATAGTAGAAACATAAGGCTCTATTTTATACTTGTCTCCGTGTTTTTCTACTATTGGACGGTACATTACCGCCATTGCTTTATGAAACGTGCTTAAATCGCTTATATTAGCTTCTAAATCTATATATTCACCCCAAGTCATATTCTCTAAGTTAGGAATAAAACCAAATTCAGTTCCTGCAATAGTAAATCTGTTTTTAAATTCCGTCTTTTGCTGAAACATTGTAGCAAAATGTACGCTTAACGCTTCAACTTCTTTAAATGGAATCTTAACTACGTCTTTTAATTCAATACCACAAAAACATTGAATCATTTTTTCAGCTAAAAACACCTCATCATTCGTCTTTTGGGCTACTGCTAAAAACTTTTGATAGTGCGTTAAAGGTATCTCACTTAACTTTGTTGGAATTACTAATTCTAACTTCATATTATTTAAACGTTTTATTGTGTTTCTTGTAGTACACGGCTACGGCATACGCCTCACCAAGTAACATTAAATGTTTTCTTATACTTTGGGCGTCGTTAAAAACTATCTTCACACGTTTACCCGTCCGAATATACACGTAATGCTCAACTTCTCGGGTCATTATCGGTGTGTCGTCTGTCATTAACGTAAATTATATGTGCCGTAATTTTTCTTTAAACCTAATGTTTCCATTTCGTGGTAACGTAAAGCATCAATAGCGTGGTTATTATTGTCAATAGGTTTGTTTAATCGTGTTCCTGCTTTATCTACACCCCAACAGTACGCTCTAAGTTCTTTGATTAAATTAACGCTATTAGACGTCACTAAATATTCTTGTTGTTGCATAACATCAATTCCATAGTTTATTGAGTCCTTGCCTTTTGTAACGCCTTTAATTGTTATTCCGTAGCGTCTTATTTCGTCTATTGATTTAGGTTCTGAACTATCAGCGTACACTACAACGTTTTTTGGAAGTCTTTTAGCTATATCGCTATTTAACATTCCTGTTTGATAAACCAA